ATCTTACTACCATTATCTACTCTATGAACTGCACCATTGTTGTAGTAAATAAAATAACCTTCACCATATCCTAAGTCACCTTTATTGACTCCTTTACAGACATAGTGCATACTTATTTTGTTTACTACAATAATGGTGCAGTTCATAGAATAGACAATGGTAGTAATATAACGATAGTACAAAAACAAAATCCTATCGTAGATGTAATAGACGATTACATAAGGAGTAAGCAATGCTAACAATGAGTGATGGACTTATAAGTGCAATTGAGTACGATTATGAAAAGAATGAAGTAATGGGTTTCACTGAGAATGATAATATCAGACTTTTAATGAAAAAATGGTTAATAACAAGAGAGGAAGTGCTTAATATAGTAAGAAATCTAAGCAAACCTAAAGAAGATTTATTAGGAGAACTAATATGAGTGTAAATTATACGGAACAGCAAGTGCAGCATATGATAGAGGAGTATAAGAATAACCCCACTAGAGAAACAGTAGAAAATCTAGCAGAGGAGTTGAATAAGAGTATAAAATCTATCATAGGAAAATTAAGTAGAGAGGGAGTTTATCAGAAAACAGTATATAAAACTAAAACTGGTGAAGACCCTGTCACTAAGAAAGAATTAGTAGAAGAACTATCGGATTTAGTAGGAATTGAATACGATATGATAGCGGGGCTAGAAAAGAGTCCGAAGATAGACTTAAAAAGGTTAGTAGAGATTCTAAGGGAGGAAGAAGATGAGATACGCTAAAGTATTACCAAACAACCAAAAGCTAAAGGAAATCATAGACAAGTATGGACCTTACTTTGAAGTGATCAGTGAACCTAGAGTTCTACCACAATTGAAGAATCAAATGGCAATCACTCTGAGAGATGCCGACTTCACATTCACAACAGAGGTTCGAAACATTCGAATCGTTCAACCAGACTAAACCTGCAGCGGGTGTATCACGAACTAAACAAAAGTAAGTGATGCACTCAAGCCTGTGGCGGGTGTAATACAGACTAGGAATAATTTTCATAAAGTTGATGTTTAACCCACATAATTTAGTTCAGTCAATAACCCTTTAAAAAATTTTGAGTTGGCGATAATTACGTTAGCTTTGAACGTACTTGTAGTTAAGTTGTTTGAAAGTTTGGGATTGGTGAAAAGTCGTTATGAGATAGTTGACTTTTCTTTGGTGTGATATGATTGACAAAAATTGTATCGTAACCTCTCTCGCTAAATAGTTGAATCACAAGGTGAGCTCTTACGCTTACGCGACGAGCTCAATTGGAATGTAATTCCATTATAAGCGAGACTTACGAGAGACGATAAATCGTTGTTTGTCGTAGTATCTATCTTGAATTAGATAATAATATTTTACCACAATTTTACCAAAAATGCAAATTCTATTTTTCGTAGGGGTATGAAAGTGTGTTTTCATTTAGGTTGGTGAAATGGAAAAATATTTTATAGTTTCTTCTCGTGGTAGTCTTTTTTCTTGCTTTTTTCCTGCTATTTACTACCAGAAAATGACTCTCTTTCGAAAGTGCTTTCACAAAAAATTTTAAAGTTTCATGTTTGAAATGGTTATCGTTGGTAGTCGTGTTGGTGGGAAGTTGTGTTTCTTGGGACGAAAAACAGTAGTGGTTCCATTTTAACAAAAAATTTACTTTCTGTATCTCGGGCGTTTTTCAGTGTATTTACGAAACTCATTGGTAAGCTTTTGCTGTCGCTTGATTGCAGCTGCCTTTGCTTTCTTTCGTTTCTCGGTAGGTTTTTCGTAGTGTTGAAGTTCTCTTATTCTATCTTTAAAGCCATCGTTGTCCATCTTTCTACGGAGTATTCGAATTGCTTTTTCAGGCGACATTCCTTTACAATCAATTCTCATTTAGACCCTGCGCTCGTGTTAGACGAGTTAAATCATTTGCAATATTGCATTGATTATCTACAGTCGCTCGTACGAACTTCTGTACCCATGCCATATCAAATACAAAGTCTTGATTTGTAGTATTTAAACCTTGCTTTTGACATTCTATAATTAGTGCTTTCATAACTTTTTCTGATATTTCTTCCGACTTTCTCATTCTTGGAAAATCAATTACTTTATCCATCTCGTCTCCTGTGAAATGTCCATCCTCTTTTGCGAAGATAATTAACTTGTGATGTTATAGAACCTGTAGACCTTGCGAGTTTGGAAGAGAGTTCTGTCAAAGGCATTGTGTTATACAAGTCCTTTAATCTCTGTTTCTCTTTAGTAGTCCAAGTTCCTTTTCTAAATAACATATCCATATTATATCAAAAATTTAAGCAAGTGTCAAGAATTATTTTTAGGAACCATAAAATTTTACTTGACTTATGGTTATAAATTAGATATAATATATGTAGGAGAAAAAATTATGGAAACAGTAGATTTAGCGTATTTAATAGTTCTTTGTGCAAGTATACATCTTAGCTACCTATATGGTAAGAGAGTAGGAATTGAGAACACAATCGACTTCTTGGAAGAGGAGAACATAATCGAGTTCGACGAGTAAGTGCAAAGACGAAGCTAATAAAAAATAATTCTTGACTTCTGGTTTCACTTTTGGTATAATATGTATGAAGTAGGCAGAATAGGTCTGCTTACGTTTTATGGTCGATACCGAAAGGGTCGGCATAGTATTAACGAAAGTGATATTAGGAGAATTAAAAATGACGATTGATATTAGTAAATTTTGGCTTGGAATGAACAATGATTGGCTGTTAGCAAACACCGATACATCATATCCAAGATATAACATAGTCGAAAACGCTGAGAATGGCAACTATCGAATAGAAGTAGCAATTCCTGGCTGGAGCAAAAAAGAACTTGAGTTAGTTCAAGAAGAAAACGAACTACTCATCAAGGGGAAAAAAGAAAGAAAACTTGGTGCAACTGAACGATTCATACATCAAGGACTCAGTCTTAAATCTTTCGAGAGAAAGTTTATTTTAAATGCAGATTTAAAAGTAGACAGTGTCGAATTAACAGACGGCTTACTAACAATCGCTTTGTCTAGGACTCCGAACTCATCGAGGAAGGTGTTAAAAATAAATTAATATCTTCTAAAAGGAGATAATAATGAGAACAGTAGTTCTTAAATTAAGACAAAGCATAATAAAAGACAATAAACCAGCATTTGGTAGGATGGCAGAAAGCGCCACTCTAATAGGAATAATGCTTGCCTGCATGTTTGCAATGGCACCTATTGTCTAAGTATGCTATCAAGCTAAAGGAGTTATTATGATTATAGTAAGTTCTGAAGCTTTGGATGTAATCAAATCACGAATCGCCTCACATAAAGTGTGGGGCGTTCGTATCTTAGTAAAGCCCGCAGGTTGTAATGGCTGGAAGTGGGATTTAAACTATGAAGATAATCCAAGCTTAACAGGGGATTCAATATACTATGATTGTATAGCAATAGACCCTCAAACCTTATCAATGGTTGAAAAAATAGAAATAGATATGAAAGTAGAAGGATTACAAGAAGAATTTGTTTTCAATACTCCATTATCAACAGCTCAATGCGGGTGTGGAGAGAGCTTTGCTCTTTAAGTGCCTTCTAAACAAGAGGAAATATATGAAAATATCAGTAGAGGGCTTAGCCCTTATCAAAAAATTCGAAGGCTTAGAATTAAATGCCTACCAATGTGCAGCAGGTGTCTGGACAATTGGCTACGGTCATACCAAAGGTGTAAAACCAGGCGACCAAATAACAAAAGTAATAGCAGATTCCCTACTAGCAGAAGAACTAGAGGAGTACGAAAAAGCTGTTAACGACGCAGTTACAATCTCAATAGACCAGTGCATGTTCGATGCACTCGTATCATGGACATACAATCTCGGTCCAAGCAATCTAAACTCAAGTACAATGTTGAAAGTTCTCAACTCAGGAGACTATGACGGCGTGCCTGCACAAATGAAAAGATGGAACAAAGCAGGTGGCAAAGTATTAGAAGGTTTAGTTAGAAGAAGAGAAGCAGAAGCTCTTTTATTTGAAGGAAAAGATTGGAGTGAAGTTTAAATTCACAACCGAATTATTATTACAAGCTGCAGCACATGCTAAAGAAAGAGGCATGACCTTAGATGAATATGTAAAGGAAGCTGCACAAATGGCACAAGAAAATGAAAAAACTAAAAGAAATTCTAGCGAAGATAACGACTAAGCTAAAAGCTTTTTGGAACTGGTTAAAAAGTTTATTTGTCACTTACTATGTTTTAAGGGTGAGTTACAACCATACTTGGGGAGACGCAGATGACCAAGAGTTTATAGTAAAAAAGTTTATTAAAAAACAAGAAAAGTTCTTATCCTTTATTACAAGAGAAGGTGAGTTAGTAGAAATACGAGGAGCAGAAGGACTTAATTATAGGATAACACAACTATGAACCAACTTTATATAGGAATTATTATAGTATTAGGATTAGGAAGTTATTATTTATACCAACAAAATCAAATACTTACAGCAAATAATATGGCACTTGAAAGTGCAGTTGCTACACAAGAAGAAGCAATTAAAACAATGCAGAACGATTTTGCATTGCAAACACAACAACTTGGAGACTTACAGAAAAAGTCACAAGAAGCTCAGTTGGAAATGAATAGATATTTAGACATTTTCAAAAGACATAATTTAACAAAATTAGCAGCAGCAAAGCCTGGACTGCTAGAACCAAGAATAAATAAAGGAACAAAAGATGTATTTGATTCAATCGAAGAAATTAGTCGCACCATTGATAGCCTTGATGATGGCGTCGAGTTGCAGTCTAATCCCAACTAAACAAATAGAAGTAACAGCAAAACCAATGGACAGGATTATTACCCAACCTGTTCTACCAAGAGAAATAGACTTGAAAGAGCCTATGTGGTATGTTGTTAGTGATAAAAACATTGATGAGTTTCACGAAAGATTAACAAAAGAACATGGGCAAGTAGTATTTGTAGCAATGTCAATACCAGATTATGAGTTGATGTCCTACAATATGCAAGAATTAAAAAGATATATTACAGAACTAAAAGAAGTAGTAGTATATTATGAAAAAGTAACAGACCCCGAAGCACTAAAAAGTGTGGAATAAATTAATACAATTTTTCAAAGACTGGCATTACTTTAGAGTAATGAATAAAGGTGCTAAGTTTTTTGACAGGAATCCAGTAGTTCAAGGACGATTTGAAGAAATAGAAGATTGGCTTGAACATTTGGAAGATAGAGTAGCAGAGTTAGAAAATGGAAAAGAATGATTTTTTATGGATGCTCAAACCTATTAGTGATAGAAGTTGGTTAATTAGAGAAGCAAGTGTTCTCGCAGATGCTAAAAGAGCAGGGGTAAATAATGTTCGCAGAACTAAAAAAGTTATTAAAAAATGAAGTAGTAGATATAACATTTGTATCTATGGTATCAAATAAAGAATACACGATTCCTTGTACGTTAAAGGAATCATTAACAAATTCAAGAGTAAATCAATCGAGCTCAGAAAGTATCGTTTGTTTTAGACTTGACCAAGAACGATGGGAGGATATAAATTTAAACTCTATCGTATCTTACAAAAGCTCAGATTATTGAGCGAGGTTTCTTAGGAAACGGAGATAACTATGATAATGGAAATAGTCAGCACAGTTACTTTAATAGTAACAATTGCAAGTTTAATTGCGGCGTCAACACCGACACCAAAGGACGATGCTATGATTGCTAAATTATACTCATTTATAGACTTATTAGCACTTAATATCGGAAAAGCAAAGGATAAAGGAAATGGCTGATGAAAGGTTTAGTGGAGATTTATCAAGAAACGAAGTAGAAATAGACTTAAGTAAGTTTATGGAACTCGTAAATGAAAACAGCAGTCTTAAAGCTGAAATTGCTGAACTAAAAGCGAATAAAGAGCCAGACAACCCTTGGCAGCGTTGGATATTTTTATCGAATATGATTGATGCTTGGAGAATATTTCCAAGAGCTTTCTTATCAGTATATATCTTTTTACTATACTACGCAACAATGTGGTTCATGAACTTACCAGACCCAACACTCGAACAATCAGGATTAATTTCTGTGATTGTAGGTGCAGGAGCTGCTTGGTTTGGACTCTATGCTGGCACAGCAAAAGATAAGATAAATTCAAAGTAACCAAAAAATAGTTCTTGACTTATGTTTATAATTTTAGTATAATATATTTATGAAAAAAATTATGGATAGAAAAACCTGTCAAATGTGGAACTCTGAAACCAAGTCCTTTGAGACTTGGTATATTGATAAGTGCGAAATCTGTGGCAAAGCTGTAGATGCAACAACAGGTGAATGTAAAGAATATAAGTGTTGGACATAAATGAATTTATTCTACTTAGACGAAGATTTAGATAAAGCAGCCCAGTATCATGTTGACAAACATATTGTCAAGATGCCGCTTGAGGCTGCTCAAATCTTATGCACTACTATATGGATAGATGAATTATTAGGGTTCGTT